AATTGAATAAGCTTTTATTAGAAAGACACTCGTCAATTGATGTATGAATAAAACTTCTAAGAAGTGTTTTGATATTTTGTGACTTAACATCAAAAAAGGTATCAACAAATAAAGTGATCTCTAAATTCATAAAAGATCGTTTATTTATTTTAATACCCTTAGTTCTTATATCCAAATCAACAATGCTTTCTTTCTTAAATAAACCATTAAAATCGTATGATCTTATTAAATCTTTTATAGACTTTCTTGAAGATAGTATAGTCTTATCAAAATCTAATTCTTTGTCTTCCGGCTCTATCCAAGTGTTAAACTTTAAATAAATTGTTTTTAAATTTTTAAAATCTACAGTACCATAACCAATTTTCACTTCTTTATAATTCCCTAAGTGAATATATTTCCCAATTTTCATTAACTTTTTACATAATTTTATTTATATTATGGTGTAGTATAATAATAATAAAAATTTTTTAATATTCCAAAAAATAAATAATATTTATTTAATATGATTATAATTGATTTAAAAAACGAAAAAAGTTTAGAAGCTGCACTTAGAATATATAAGCACAAAGTTCAAAAAGTAAAACAAATACAGAAATTAAGAGAAAGACAAGAATTTGTTAAACCATCTGTAAAAAGACGCGCTAAGATCAAAAAAGCAATATACGTGCAAAGATTAAAAAACGGTCTTAATAATTAATCAAAACCATTCTTTAATTCAATAAGTCTAAAATAGTTAAGCCTAGATACTTCCTTAGTATTAACCTCTTGCTTAACCTTATTAAGTTTTTCATTCATTTCCTTATCGGTAGATTCGCTTAAAATACTATCAATCTTATTATTGATACTTTCTTTTAATTCAATTGTTTTTGTAACAACATCCTCATCAGATAAAGACATTATATTTTTGAATTCGCTCTTTTGTTCCTCAGTCAATGTATTATTGTATAAAACATTAAAATTGTTTACCAAAACACCATACAATAAACTTTCATTTACAATAAATGAGGCGGTTTCGGGAATCTTTGGTTCCTTCTTTTTAGTTAAATGTTCAATTAGTTTTTTTCTTGCAATAACTTTGTTTTCAATATTTGACAATGTATCCTTAGTTAATAATTGATCTAAAGATTCATAAATCTCGTTAGTATCTGCGTCAACCCCAGCAAGTTTTTTATCTAATATATCACAGAAATCACCAATTTCATTAATTACAGATTGGCTATTTAACACAATTTCTAAACCCTCGACATACATTTTTGCTGTCTCTTTATCTTCAATATATTTGTTTTCAATTTCTTCATAAAACAAATACATTTCTTTAAATTTTTTATTTTCAACAATGGTTTTTATAATATCCTTCATTTCGGATTTATTTTTATTACCGTAAGATTCAGTTAATCTTTTTAATAACTTAGTTTTGATGATACCAACTTTGCTCATTTTTATTGGTTTAATATGTCTTTTAATTTATTTTCTATTTCATAAATATTCTTCTTAGCCTTATCAAGATCAAATAAATCTGAAATATCATCACTTTTTCCAAGAATATTATTCAATTTAATTTTTTTATTTTCACTTAAAGGTTCTGCCCCAGCTGGTTCCGGTACCTCACCAGATGGCGGAGGTGGCACTACGCCCCCTTCACCTTCTGCCGACGCTGTTGCATCAAGCTTAACTCTTTCTTCTTCTGGTATACCATACTTAGAATCAACTTCATCAAATATACCAGATCTTGGTATTACTTTAGCGGTGGCTTGTAGTTCCGCACCCATAGCTCTTTCGAGTCTTTGTTGCTGAAGATCTAATATTACCTCATTGTCACTCATACCCAAGATATTTTTCTTAGCCCATGAATGTGAAACTGGAAGAATACCAACTTGAGACTGGTCAGACGTTGCGTCTTTATAAAGAGTTATCTTTTCTTTCCACTGTTCAATCTTTAATAAATCAGCTTGTGACGATGGATTAGTTAAACCTAATGTAAAGTTTTCTAATTCGTCTTCTAAGCCTAAAAGATATAAATGAATTAATGCAATTTTATTTAATTCTTGTACTAATGATTTTTGTACTCGATTAATAGTTCTCGCAAAACGAATATCCATTAATGCGAGATTTTTACCATCGCCAACAACTTCTTCAAAACCCAAAAATGCCTTAGGAATACGAAGTGCTGCCAATAATTTCTTTTGAATATATTCTATATCAGCAATTTCACCTAAATTCTGAGCACCAGCTAAGGTTTCAATTGGGCTAGGCGCCGCTGGATCACGAACAGGAATAAAATAATCCTGATCAATAGCCATCTGATTATATCTCATATCAACTTGGCCATTTCTTTGATCAACAACAGTATCTCTTTTAAATTTAGTTGCTACACGTTGTACATACGCTTCGATATCTTTATCATCCATGTTGCCAACAAATACCTTAAAGACACGTCTTTCAGGTGCTCTCGAGGTTCTATAAATTAACATAGCATCTTCAGCTAAAAGCAATTGTTTCCAAATTCTTCTAACTTTATCAAGCATAGATGTACCGTATGGAAGTTTTCTATCGTCCCCCAATAATCTAAAGTGCGCAATTTCCCATGATTGGAAATCTAAACCTCTATTTTCCCAAGTAAAACGAAGCTCACGAATCGGCATTCTAATTTCACCTTGATTAGGTGTTCTTGTTTGGGCGCCCTCCATTCTTTCTATTTCAATATTTGGTAATTGTTGACAACCAATAACACCCTTTTCTGGATCACTTTTTAAATAAACAAAATTGTCACCATACTTACATAAATTTCTGGCCCACATTTGAAGATTGGTGTTTATGTCCAATCTATTTTCAAATAAATCTGTTAAAATATTTTTAACTCTCCTTGATTCTGAGTATATGTTTAAGATAAGACCTTTTTCAGAAACCGTTGTAGATTCTTCTGCATATATGTCTAAAGCAGCTGAAATCTCTGGTGTAAATTCCATTGATTCAAAATCATAATATGCTGCCAATCTATTAGGCGCGTAATAAACCGATTGATTATATAATGAATTGTCTAATTTAGTCCACTTATCAAAAAGGAACTGTGACTGTTGTGCTTGTAGCCTTACTTTTTCAAATTCAACAGGATCATCTGTTTTTAATAATTCTTCTCTAGAAAAATTAAAAGAAGGTGGATTTTTGTTTCCTTTGTTTTGAAATCCAAACACCTTGGTTAACCTCTGATAAATGGTCAAGTCTTGATTCGCCATACTATATAAATACTATTCTATTTAATCTAATTAATTTTTAAGAATTAATCAACCTTTTTTTTCCCACCGAATAACCATGAATATTTGGTATATTGTTCTTTGGCTGGAATATTGGATGTGGATGTTTTAGAATAAGGTGAACTATCTATTTGCATCATTCCAATTTGGTCAAAAGATGTTCCATAGGAATACACATTACTTTGTGGAGCTTCATATGTTCTTTCAGACATAACCCAAGATTCAAGCATCGCCATATTTTGTTGCTCGTTTCTTTTTAATTGAGTAAATGAAATATCGCCAGCATACATAGCAATCGCTATACTCATAATAGAATCGTCATGTGTACCTTTCATGTGGTTTGGTTTACCATTTATATAAACAAATGTGTTTAATTCATTTAGTAATCTGTGCGATCTAATGATAAAATTATGTCTTAATTGCTCTTCAAAACAAGCAACTATTTGAGTTCTCTTATTATTAAAATTTATACCAGGTATTTTTTCCAAAGCTTTTTGATTGTATTCCCACATATTTTTTGTGTTAAAACCATCAATAAACAAATCTCTATAATTCATTTCCTGTAGTTTTCTAGATGTTGCAACACCCATACCACCGGTAATATCAATAACAATAAACGCTCTGTATAATATACCCCACTTGTATGCAACAGATGCTAAATCATCTGGTGGCATTTTACCAACGTATTCTAATACCTGTTCTCTTTCATCAAAATCTATGATGTTAATTGCGGAAAAATCATCACTATCACCCCTACTAACATCCACACCCATTATGTATCTGTGGCCCTCAATCGGTTCTTTCCACTGCCAAAGTGTTCCTTGCATGTATTTTTCATTGGGTACCTTAATCATTGTTTTTGCGATTCTCTCCATTGTATCTGACGGAATTATACTATCACCAGATCCTAAAAAATCGCATTCAATTTCTTGAGCTATTTTTCTTTTATCATATTTGAATTTTTTAGACATAGATTCAAACCAACCTGAATATGGTTGATAACCAGCATCTAATAATTCTTGATATTTTTTCATATCAAAATCTTTAAGTACTACCTCATCATCGTCATATTGTTCTCTATTTAGCATATAATGAACAATATCTGGCACTTTAATCCATACCAAGTCTTTTGTATATCTTGGATCTTTAAACCATCTTAAATCAGTAATATGAAAATCATTTATACCTCTTACAGCTTGTTCATAAACACCATAATAAATTGAATCATATCCATTTGGGGTTGAGATAAGAATAATCTTACCACCAGTAGATAGGGACGCCATAGATGCTGCCCAGAAATCTTCTCCAGCTTCAATATACGCAGCTTCGTCAAATACTAGAATTGTTGGTGTGTAACCACGAAGTGCATCGGTTGATGTTGCTACGGCCTTAACTTCACAGCCATTATTTAATCTATATCTACTTTCAGAATTTTTATCTACAGAGAACCCAACATTGATCCATTCTGGCCACTGATCCAAAAAATTTCTAACCTTATTAGCCATTTCAATCGCTGTATCTCTTTTGTTCGCGATGATAAGAACTCTCTCAGGATTTTCGGGTTTAGCTAATTGTATTTTTTTTGAAATCCAAGCGGCAGTAACCGTTGTTACGCCAGCTTGTCTATATTTTCTGGTAATGTTTTCATTGTATTGTTCATAATCATTTAATAATTGAATTTGATCAGGAAAC